GTCAATTATAACACTGTATGCTGGAGAAGATGCCTATCTTTCTCCCGCGGCGGTGCATGTAGTTGACACCCCGGCCATCCAATCCCACCCGAAAGGGGCGATGGATGGTCCAGGCATGTCTACTAGCATGGGGTCAGCGCCGTCCGGATTAGCCGGACGGGGGACCACTATGGGTGGACAGAGGAAGAGGGGAGGGAGAAAACCTGTGGTATCCGCAATTGGCGGGCGCTCCGAACAAGCTATGCTTGTCTGGGACGCTGCAGCCGCGGCCATCATAGGGCTCCCCCTCACCTCTACGGAGATCAAGCCTGAAATGCTGGTATGGTACCAGCATGTTAGGAGAAAGCTCGGGGTTCTAGACCGAACAAGAGGAACAGAGTATATGATCGCAGACCTTAAAAGGTTCGCATCAAGTGCCCGGATCGCCTGGGTTACGCACTCTAGTGCGGACACCAGCAGGCAACCAAAACACTGGATCTGGAAATCTTGTCCGGAAGGGACCCGGAGATCTGAGTCGGCCTGGGCGCAGGCGTCCTATGTTGGACGTGCGCTCCCGGTCGGCTCAGATCGGCAGGTCGAGGAGGCCCTAACCCGCCATCAGCGGGATTTGGCCACCGAATTCGTAACCGACCCTCAGTTGCTCTGTTCGTTGAGCAGCTGGGTCCGCGATTGGGCCCGTCGGTACCTCCCGAAGACCCCGTCAATTGCACATAGCATGCAGCTCCTGTCGGGGAGCTCTGCTACGTACAAGAAGACGAGGGCCGAGGGGGGACTGACGGCAGATATCGCCGAGCTCCTCGAGTTGGCGGACCCCATCGAGGCTGAGTGTCCGGATGAGATGCCACAGCAATGGCACGTAATCCTTTCGGAACTCAGACTGATAGGGGCCGCACTCAAAGACATCTGGCCGCCTGTGCCGAAAGCACGGGTGGCCACCGTCCTCGAACGGGGGCACAAAGTACGCATCGTGACCGCAACTCAGCGGCACGTGCTCGTGCTTGCGCACCTCGCCCGACGGCGGCTTATGCTCGGTTTACGAAAGTGGCCGATGACTAGGGCGTCTCTTGAGGGAAACCCGAGGGAGATAGTGCGAGAACTAGAAGGGTGTGTGGGCGAGGTGGTGTCGTCCGACCTGCGTGCAGCCTCAGACCTCATCCCGTTGGACGTCGCGAAAGCGATCGTCGACGGTCTTGAGGCCTCGGGGCGCATGCTGCCGGCCGAACTCCACGGGCTCCGTCTTGCGACGGGCCCGCAGGAGGCCACCTGGCCCAACGGGCAGACCGAGGTGACGCGCCGGGGAATCCTGATGGGCTCCCCGACGACATGGTCACTCTTGAATCTTTACCACGGGTGGGCCTTTGCTGGCGCCGACCCGACCCTACTAGGCACCAGAATGAGGGAGCCGACCCCAAATGCTCGCATTTGTGGAGACGACCTCATCGCGGTGTGCCTGCCGTGGCAACGCGAGCGGTACGAGCAGAGATTGCTGCGTACCGGCGCGGAGTTTTCGGCGGGGAAGCACTTCGTTTCTCCGAACCGCGGAGTGTTCTTAGAAGTCTTATGGACATTGACTGGCAGAAAGGAGTTCCATGTGGATGGGCAGATACCCATCTACAGGACCCTTTCTCGCCGTGGAGGACAGAGGGCGCGGATCCGGGTCATGGTGAACCGGACCCGAGCTTTGCGTGTTTCGTTAGCTCGGCCCCATCACTCGATCCCCTTGCGGGGACTAGTGGTGGGTGACCTTCCATTCGATCGGGGTGCGGATGTTTCCGCGCCCGATTGGTGGCTGGCGGGGAACAGTGAGACGGCTTACGCCGAACACTTCCCCCACAGGACGATCCACGCTGTTGCCCGGACGCTTCGACCTCACTTACCAAGTGAGTTCGAGCGGGCGGGTATCCCCCCTTTCCTACCACGGGTCCTCGGCGGTGCGGGTCTCATCCCGCCCTCGAGGGCATGGCGTGCCAGTCCGGGTCACCGCAAAGCGTTGGCCACGCTCCTCTATGGTAACGATCCGAAAAAGCTCGTTACCTTCGAGAGAGCGTGGGGAGACTCCAAACCCGGCCCCTGGCGCCAAATGGTGCTAGAGGACGTGGATAAGTGTCTCTCGGCCTTCGAGTTGCGGACAGGTGGGGCGCTCGGCCCCCTGGATTGGGTCCCCTTGGGGGACCCGGAGGGGGTGCGGGACCGCGTGTCGATCACGATGACTCGGGGCTACGAGCTGATGCTCGGCCCGGACGAGTCTGGTCACCGCTATCCCGCGCTCCGCGACGTTGCTTCTCGCATCGATCGCGTACGCAAAACCCTCCTATCCGGCTGGCAGAGCGCCAACCCTGTGGAGAAACCTGTACCCTTTCTCATGTCCGTCTGGAAGGAACTGCGCTCGACACTTACAGTGTGGGCGCCGGAATTCCTTCCTGATAACTTTAACACTCCTGGTTCATACGTCAGATATAACGAATATCTGGCGGAAAAGCTTGATTCTCC